GCATTGCTCTGATATTATTCCCTCCCCCCGGGAATAATAAGCCTGAAACCGACGATTTCGCGGACTTTGTGGCCGAGCGGGCGGCTATCCGGGAATATGAAGGGCAGCTGCTGCGCGATGAGGCGGAAATTTTAGCTGTTGACGATGTGCGACGGATGTTTGGGATGGAGGTGGTTGATGGCCAAGAATAATGAGTATCACTGGACGCTCGAGGTCTACTGCGAGGGCGCGGAAACCGTCGAGGATATCGAGTCGCGATACAATACGCGTCCGATGGAGGGGACCCCACATGCCGTGCAGGTCGTCACGGTGTCAACGCCAGAGCGGTGCCGCAGGCTGATTGCGGAGATCGAGGCGACCCCCGGGGTGAATGACGTGATGTGTGACACTGATTTGGAACTGGCACTGACATGGAACTGAAATTCGTCGGTATCCAAGTGGACAGGATCCGAGCACGCGTCGTTGTGCAGGTGCCTGTCGATGTCGGTCTGCTGCGCCATCCGAGCTGGCTGTGGGACGTCGTCCACCTGGTATGCGGCCCCGAGCCTATCGCGGATGCGATGATCTCTGGCGCGGTGGGGGCGTTGGCCTTTTGCTCGCCGGAGGGGGTCGAGGAGTGGCGACAGGAGCTCGGGCTGCGGCCGGCGGATTGGCTGTGACATTCGAGCGCATCCTAGCTGAGCTGGAGGAGGGACGCCGGCTGCTCGAGGAGCGCGGGGTCGTGGTCGCTGCGGACTCGGGTGCGTTCGATTTGTTCGCGCTCGCATGTCGGGAGATCGATCAGCGAGGACAGGCCCTCGACGCATGGCGGTCGCTCGGGGATGCGGCTGCGGATGAGATCGAGAGCCGGTGGCACGCCCACACGGACGAGGAGGGGGCTGGGCCGGTGTCGCTGGTTCGGCGGCTGCGGTCGTGGGATGGCGCGCTGTACACTCCGGAGGGGTGGCGAGAGCGACAGGCGGTGGTGGCTTACCTCCGGGTCAAAGCGAACGCACCGCATCCGATCGAGCGCGGCGTCCCGGCTTTATCTCCTGCGGGGAGGGGCCTTCTATTGCACATCGCGGACTTGATCTCGCGCGGTGACCACAGGAGCGAGCGATGAAGGATAGACTCACAGGAGCAGCCACGAAACAACAGCCCATCCCGATCATCCCGGAGCCTGGGTTGCGGCGGGATGTGGCCGATTGGCTCATCGAGCGAATCGGGGATGCCCCCATCGCGGACGATATCGCAGCGAGACGGGAACTCGGGATTAGCCGTTACGGGACGCCGTTATCTGCCAATAATGGGCGGGATGCGTTGGTGGACGCGTATCAGGAGGTTCTAGACCTTCTGGTGTACCTGGCTCAAGACGACATCGAAAACAAAAGGAAAATCATCAGCGACCTGACCCGGGATACGCTCGACATCGCCCTTCGGATCCGCGGGAGGCTCTGGTGAATCGCAGGAAACGGCCCGATTGGTGGCACGATAAGCAGGCCGATCGGATGTGGGAAAAGGGGCAGGACACCTACTGTCAGCTCCTCGAGCTTCTGTCGCAACGGCCGAGGACCACGATGGAATTGGCGACTCGGATGCGGCTGACCCGTCGAGCCGTGCAGTATCATTTGGAGCAAATGAGGCTATCCCGCACGGTGGTCCTACATTCAACCGAATACAACCCCGGCCCGGTCCGGGTATGGACGCTGGCATGAATTCAAAAAAACCACGCCGAGCCAGGCCAAAGGCTATCCCGCTCGAGGGTCATCGACCGGCTGTGGACGCCAAGGGAGAATTGCATTTGCTCGATTTACCGGCTACCGAGAAGGCCCCCCCAGGGACCATGGTGTGGTACGAGCAGCAGCTTGCAGACCTTGAGCGAGCGTTGCCCGATGCAAAGCCCGGGGAGTTGGCCAGTCTTCATCGTCGAATGATGCAATATGCCGAACGGATCGCCCAGCTGCGCGACGAGCAGCAGCCGAACGAGGTCATGAGCGCGGAGCAGATGATCGATAAGCTGACGTCGGAAGCTGCACAGATGGCGGATGCATACTTGGAAGTATTCGTGCGGGAATACTGCGGGCGGCATCGGCTGTCGGTGGTGCGGCAGGGGGGATGATGGGACTGGTCCTAGTTCCGCTGACGCAGCGAGAAGCGTTCCACTTGGTATTACGCCGCCGAGGAACGACAATGAGCACGCATAAGTGTCTGGTTTGCGGCGGAGACTGCTCGCCGTATATCTGCACGCAAAGCCTCGAAGCCTCCGAGCGTACTTGCCCGACCTGTAAAGGCAAATGTTGTCGAAGCGACCTCAACTATCGCGTCGTCCACATGGGGTCGGAGTGCTACGAGCACGTTTGCGCAGCCTGTAACGACGGGGACGTACCGCCGATGGGTGACCGCGCCTCCATCGTGGCTTTCTTGCGCCGCGAGTACCATTCGGGACCGTGGAAAGGAGCCCAAGTGTTTCTGATTTTGGCCGATGCGATCGAACGGAAGGTCGACCGGGAAGCCGACAATGGGTAGCCCCATCGGCCTTGAAGAGCGTACCGCTCGAAAAGAGCACCATTGTCTGTTGTGCTCCCTCCCGATTTTGGGAAAAACAAAATACATTACATGGGGTCACGCCGATAATGGTTCGTTCTACCGCGTGAAATGTCATATCGCCTGCAACGCCTACGCATCGGTGGAGATGCAAGACGAATGGGTTTATGGGGACGGGTTGGAACCCGGCGCGGTCGAATTTGACATTCGCGATCGGCTGCTGACTTGGCGGGGCTACGAGGTGGGTGGGGTGGATCACAAGGCCGAGGCGGCGATCCGCTCGAAATGGCCCGAACTGACAACGCTTATTGACACCTTGATCAACGACATTTTATTGGAGTATGGCGATGAGTAAGTACGTCACTTTTCAAGGTATCGAAGCCGTGAACGTCCCGTTTTATGAGGTGATCGACGCCGATTCCGCCGACGATGCGTTCCCGCCGCGCCCGTTCAAGGTACCTGCGCGGGTGCAAGTCGAGGGGGATTGGGCGATCGACGCAACGGACGCGGCCTGCCAGTGGGCGGAAGAGGTCTGGCCGCACCACGACTACCAAATCAAACTAAAATGGAAAAAAGAATGCGACTAGGTATCATCGCGCAAGCTGCGGAGCTATCGGCGGGGAGCCGGCTGGCAACTGTGCGATTGACCAAGCCGCAGTATCAGTTCGCGTCGAACGCGGCGCGAAAGTTGATTTGGAGAGGAGCTAACACTATCGGGAAGTCGGTGGGGCTGGCGTGGCACGTCGTCCATGCGCTGCGGGGCACGCATCCTTACATCCCGTTGCCACGCCCACCTGTCCGGCTGCTGGTCGTCTCCGAGTCATGGGCGCAGATGGACCCCCTGTGTGAAAAGCTATGGGGGTTCCTCGACCGCAACGAAATCGACGACCGCGTCACGTATTCTCCGGGTGAGGGGTTTCGCGGATTTCGGGAGCCGCATATTCCATTCGTCAAGGGGCCAGGTAACCCGACTCGGGGCCGGGTTGGGTCGGTGCTCCATTTCGCGACGTATAAGCAGGGGGCGAAGAGGATAGCCGGCGGTCAGTTCCATGGGATCGCGGCCGACGAACCGATGCCCGAAACGGTCTTTGGTGAGCTGATGCCCCGGTTGTCGCGATATCACGGGTGGTGTCGGATGACGTTTACCCCGACGCCCGAAAGTCCCGACCTCACCTACCTCCGGGAGGAAATCGCAAAGGCCAAGGCCTACCAGAAGGCATATGGCCGGTTCAGCCCGGCGCATTGGCAAGAATTGGTTACCGAGGTCAATCTAGAGGCCCTCACCCCTCGAGGAGGATTGATCGAGGTCCCGTGGAAAACACAGGATGAGCTTGACGAACTTATCGCAAGTTATCTGGACATTGAGCGGGGGATGCGGGTCCGGGGCGACTGGGACCCGGTGAGCGTCGACCGGCTGTTGACGGCTTACAGCCCTGACAATGTGGTGAACGAACGCCACCTGCCGGCGGGACGATGGTATGTCGCGGTCGGAATCGATCACGGCGCAAAAGCCGGGCGTCAGGCTGCGATGTTGGTGGCGATCGATGAGGACGGTCAACAGGTGAGGTACCTGGATGAGGCGGTATCGGATGGTCGGACGTCGCCTCGGGATGATGCGCTTGCTATTTTGGATATGCTCAAGCGGCACGGATGGACGTGGCAGGACGTCGACCATTGGGTGGGGGACCGGAGTCATAGCGGCGACCGCTTCGGGAACGCAAAATCAAATCAGGATCTAATCCATGCATTTACCGAGGTGCTGGCGACTCCTGAACATCAATTGCGGGGACGAGGGCTCGACATCCAAATCCCGAGGAAAGAGCGGGGGTCGATGTATCGGGGTATTCGCCTCATGAACGGGCTTTTCAAGGAGAAGAAGGCCTTCATCCACCATCGCTGCACCAACCTGCAGGACGCAATAACCGGGTGGGGTGGCGCGCTCGACGACCCCCGGAAAGACCGGATAGACGCGGCTCGATACGCGACTGAACGGCTATTTGACGAACGGCGCGCACAACTGCCGAGCATGGCGTATGTCGGCTAATCGCGTGATATAGTTGCATCGAGGTCCGAATGAATCCGCACCAATACCTAGTCCCACCTGTCCCGGTCGACGCAGCGGACGCCCAGCGCTGGCAGGAATCGCGGCGGCGGCGACGACTGCTGGAAGGGATGTGGGGTATCGACCTCGAGCAGAGGATTAGGCTGCATTTCGGCATTGTTCGGCGGATGATTCTGGGGCCGAAGTCGAAGAGCCGTAACCTCTACCGGCGGCTGGTGACTGAGCTTTCGGTTCTTTACCGGACCCCCCCCAAGGTATCGAATCGCTATGGCGGCGCGGATGCTCTGTTGGGGCCGGATGGGATGTTGGCACGTTCGGGGCTTTGGCCGCAGATGCGCAGTGTCCAGACCTTCGCCCTCGGGGTCCGGGAAGAGGCGGTTAGGCTCGAGTTTGATCCGATCAACGGTCGTCCGGCTTATCGTCAGGTACATGCGGACAATATGGTGGGCCGGTCGCGGGCGCTTGACCCTGGCGTCCCGGTCGAGATTCGGGAGTTGCGCTGGTACGAGCTCCCCGGGATGGGCGGGCGATGGGCGTGGGATATCCTCTCGATCGAAGACCCTGACCGGCCCTTCTACCGGGTCGAGGAGGTCCGAGGCGACGGCCGGGACGGCGAGGACATCACCCGGCTAGTGCTGGGGCGGGACGTCAGTGGGGATGCGTATCCGTATCGGTGGACGCAGGGACCTCGGCGAGGGATGCCGTTCCTGCCGTATGTGCTGTACCATGCCGATATCTCGTCGCAGCTCTGGGACCCTTACGCATGGATTGAGCTGGCGGACGCGGCGCTGGATGTGGCTGCGGCTTGGACGTGGTGGGGTCATCTGCTCTTCAAAGCTTCATGGCCACAAAGATACGGAATCGACGTCTATGTCGAGGGCATGATTCCCGAGGAGACGGATGGCGGGCTTCGAACCGAGATGCCTGCGGACGCGTCGAGCCTCATCCACCTGCGGACGAGGTCCGGAGCCGTGAATCCACAGGTCGGCCAGTGGCAACCATCGGCCGACATCCTGAATACAGCGCAAGCTATCGGACTTTTTGAACGCGGCTGCTCCGATATCGCTGGCATCGACGCGGCGCACATAGTCCGGGAGTCGTCCGACGCGTGGTCGGGTGCGGCGTTGTCGATTTCGCGCGATGGAAAACGGGAGGCGCAAGCGCTGTATCAGCCGCAGTTTGAGCCTCGGGATGTCGAGCTAATGGAAAAATCGGCGGCGCTGGTCAATCTTTCGGAAACGCTTTCGGCCCCGCTCCCCGAGGAGGGGTATCGCATCCTCTACGCGCCTATCGGGCTGGCCTACCAGGAACTCGAGAGCCGGCGCAAGCACCACACCGAGCTCATCACGCAGGGCCGGATGTCGCTGACCGAGGCCTACCAAGAGGAGCACCCCGGTCTAACCCTCGAGGAGGCACGCCGGGCGCTGGTCGATGCCCGGGTGGAGGCTCTACGCATCGAGTCCGAGGCCAAGGCGCAAGCGCAAGCCGAGGGCCTCCTCCCTGCCGAGACGCCGGCGCAAACCGAAGCCGAAGCCGAGGGCGAAGAGGAAGAGGTTGAGGAGCCCGAGGAAGAGATGGACGACGAGGACGAGGACGAATCCACGGATGAGGTCCCGATGGAGCAGGTGCACGCGCTAGTCCTCGATGCGCTGGATGATGGCGATGTCGAGGCAGCCAAGCAGATCCTGAAGGGGAGCAAGTATGCCGTATCGTCCACCGACTGAGGTGCGGGAGGCGGCTCGACGTGGGCTCGAGCTGCGCGCCGAGCAGCCGGCGTCCAATCGAGCGGGGACGGCGGTGGGCTTGGCCCGGGCACGCGATCTGTCGAATGGTGAACGAATTTCGATCGCAGTAATCCGGAGGATGATCAGTTACTTTGCCCGGCATGAGGTCGATAAGCAGGGCGAGGGATGGGGGGTTGATTCGAAGGGTTACCAGGCGTGGTTACTTTGGGGTGGCGACCCCGGCCGGCGGTGGGCGAAAGCTATGTTAGAGCGGCACGAACGAGCAAAGGAGCGCAATAATGAGTGATTACACTAAAGAGCAATACGATGCACTGGCGAAAGAGCTCGCGAGCTACAAGGCACAAGCGTCGGTTGCGGAGAAGCTTGCGAACGAAATCCAGCAAATCAAATCGCAGCTCGACGGCAGGGACGCGGCCCACCAACGAGAGATGGCCTTTGTCCAGGCTGGGTTATCGGACCCGAGCGTGCGGGAGGTTTTCGGCTTGCATTTCGACCGGCAGGCCCAGGTCGAAGGCGGAATCAAAAACCCGTCCGAATGGCTGGCGGGGATGAGGGCCAAGCCCGAAGCGGTCCCGGCTGTGCTGGCTGCGCTCCTGCCTCGGGATGCGGGCAAGCCGTCTACCACGACTGCATCCCCACAGGCCCCGAGCGCTCCCACTGGCCAGTGGCTCCCGCAGCCGTCCGGAGCTGGGGTGCGCGCTGCCCCTGCTGCTGGGCCTGCGTACACTGCAGAGCAGGTGCAGGGCATGAGCCTGCAGGACTTCGCCCGCAATTATGAAGCAATTGTCGGCAGTAATCCGGAACTCAAATCGCAATTCAGCGCTCGGCTTCCTTGGGGTGGCACTAGCCCTACGGGTAAAGCGTCGAATTGAATTTGACGGGGTATATCCCCACGTGTAACAATAAGCAAAGCCCCGTCGCGGGGCGCAAATAGGAGGCCCCCCGTGGCGGACGAAATCCTCAGTGGTAGTGGTGGCGGTCAGAATATTCTCGTGTCGGCGGTCGCGTCCAAGATGGCGATGTTGCTGCTGGCGGATCGGGCGTCCTACCGGAATCATCCGGCGCTGGTGAACCTCGGTGAAGACCTCATCGGGTCGACCACCGAGCAGTTTACGCAGTACGGTTTGGACGGCTATGACCTGATGAGCAGCGTCACCGAAATCCAGTCGGTAAGCAATCAGGCCCTGACCACGGCCAAGAAGACCGTCGCCCCGGCCCGGCATGCAATCGCGTATGATTATTCCGATTACATGGCGACCCTCGACCAGACCGGGCAGATCAATTCGCAGCGGCTGGCCCTGTCCATCGTCCAGTCCGCGAATATGACCTTTACCAATAACATGGCGAAGATGCTGGACGATTTCGCTACCACTGTCGGAACCTCCGGTGTGGCCTACACCCACGATACCTTCCTCGCGGGTCAGTTCAAGCTTTTGCAGGCCAAGGTCCCCGGTCCTTACTTGCGAATCATGAAGCCGAAGCAGTTTACTGATTGGCAGGCGGACCTCGAAACCCGTGGCGGCGTCACCCAGTGGCGGGCCGCGTCCGAGGATATGCAGGCTTTGCGCGGGCTTGGGTTCCAGGGCTACTACAATAACATCGAGGTCGGGGTTTCCGACCAGGTGCAGTCGGCGAATGCAAATGCTGACTGGGCCGGCGGGATCTTCGGCCGTGGTGCCCTTGGGTTCAAGGAGCTTATGATCACCGCTCGTCCCGTCAGCGCGTTTATCATTCTCGAGGCTGGCCCCGTGCGCGTCGAGGAGATTCGCGGCGGTCGCAGCGAGGAAACCGCCATCCGTGGCACCTACTACCACGCGTTTGTGGAGATTGAAGACCTCCGGGGCGTTACCGAAATCAGCGCCCAGTGATTTGAATCCTCTGACAGGAGAAGCGCACCATGCCCGTTGTTGGACAATCTGCGGCTAGTCCGCCACCATCGCAACCCCCGGGAGGGGGCAGGGAGCCGAAAGCAAGCCGGCGAGCGCTCGAGATTTCGACGCTTGACACCAAGCATGATTTCGTTTTCATCTGCCATCCGCTGCGGTGGGATGTCTACCTCACGGAGCAGGGTGCGGAGATTCTCCCCGCGATTACCGAGCTGGAATTTCAGCCCGGTCTTGCGGGCGTTCTTCCGGTCAAAGGTGAAATGAACGGCGACCCATCCTATGCGATCACCGCGAAAGTGAGCAAGGGGTGGGTCGTCGTCCCCGAGGATTTCGAGGTGACCGCGTTTGGTGAGCGTCGGCGCGGGTATCGCCACGTCTACGACGGCCGGGGTGGTCCTGATTCGCACGTTTGCTCGGTATGGCAGCGTCCATACCAGGTGGGCGGTCAGGCATTCGTCCAGCGGGATGAAGCAGGATTCCTGCAATTCCTGCGGGACATTGCCGCTAAAATTATGCCGCCGATTGACCCGAATGCGCGCCGAGCCCTCGAGAGCAAGCTCCGGGAGATGCACCGGACGGCGGCGAGCGCTCGCAGCAAAAGCTATATGGCCGAATCGGTGGCCGAATTGCTCGAGCGCAAGCTGACCGCATTCGCTCGCCCCGATATCGCGGCCCCGTCGACCCGCGCCGGCCGGGCCCCGAAGGCTGCTCCACGTGCGACTCCGGGGGATGAGGATGCCTGAGATCGAGCAATATCGGGCGGAAATCGAAGAGGCTAACCGGGCAGCCAAAGAGGCTATCCGCGCCCAGCTTATCGCGGCGGCTAGTTCGGTGGTAGAGGCGGATGTCGTCGAGCCCGTAGCGGTCGTGGAGTCGCTCGATGTCGAGTGACCCTCGTCCTCTGTCGTGCTGGGGGACGCGGGGACCTCCTTGGCGCGCCGCTGACCCGGCCCGGCCTCGACAGCTCGATGAGTTCCCGTCGCTCGAGGCCTCGATGGGCGCAGTGCGCCGTGGAGGGGATGGTGAGCTTCCCGGCGTCCGAGCCACCATGGATGAATTGATGTCGCAAGAGGTGGGCGGGGGGTGCCGGTCCGATGTGGCCAGGGCCCAGGTCCAGCGAATTGCCGAGAGTTATGACCGTGACGTCCGTACAGGCCGCGACCCTTACCCGATTCGGAGGGATTGACCATGGCTAGCGATTTGATCGAAAAAGCTCTCGGCTACGGGCTGAAGCATTCAGTTTGGCGTATTGGAACGTCGGATTTGGTCGCTGCAGCGACGGCCGCTAACGTCAATGTGATCAAACTCCCATCGAAAGCCGTTGTTATCGCGGCGTGGTACGACCTCGTCACGGTGTTTACGTCGGCGTCGATTACCGGCCTGACCTGTCAGGTTGGGGTGTCGGCCGATACTGACGCGTATGTGACTGCGGGCGAATTGCTTTCCGGCCCTCCCACCGCTGGCCGGCGGGAAATCAAGGGAGCGTGGATCGACGGTGATGCACGCACGGTGCTTGCCCGATTCACCGCGACCGGCGGAAATCTCGGCAACGGGACCGCGTCGAATCTGACTGCGGGCAAGGTCGATATCCACGTAATCTACACCGTGGCGAAGGACGCGTAATATGCCTACTTCACTCCGCACGAATATGCACCTTGAGTTGTCGGCTATCCTGGACGCGGGGATCTCCGGGGTAAACGCACAGGCACAGGTCGGCATCGGCGCGCTCTCTGAAACCGTTTCGTGGACTGATGGGAACGGCTCGGGGCAGGCAAATCGAATCTATTACGCCGAGCGCACGCTGACTGCGGGCTCGAACGAAACTCTCGACCTGGCCGGCGTCCTGACGGATGTTTACGGTAACACTCTCACCTTCGCGAAGGTGTTGGTGATCGCCGTAAAAAATGTGGGGACGGTGGCTAGCCGGATTGAGTTTGGCCCGAATTCTTCTAATGGATTCGGGACCAATACGTTCTTCGGGGGGGCCACCCATCGAGTGAGCGTTAATATCAATTCGGGCGTAGCCGTCCTCTACGCTCCTGCGGGCGCGACCGTTACGGCAGGGACCGGCGACCTGTTGTACGTCGAAAACATGAGCGCGGTCAACGCGGCGACCTACCGGATCGCCATCCTCGGAACGACCTGACATGCCTGTCACCCGCACCGATTACGCTCCGGGCGCTGAGATCCCTGATTGCATTCAGAAGGATTTGAATTCGATCATTTCCTTCCCGGTCTATCGGGATGACGCGGTCGTGGCCGTAACCGCTGCGGGCTCCTCGTTTTCGATGCGCCGGCCGGATGGGTCGCTGCTCATCACTGGCCGGGCGGTGTCGGTGGTCGGCGGCGTCCCCCAAGTCACGATTACGTCAGCGGATGTCACCAATGAGCCCTATCAAATGGGATATCGTGGGGAGTGGACGCTGGTAATCAGCGGCACGACGTACACCTATCGGAACGAAATCGGAATCGTCCGGTATGCCCCCACCCTCCCGATCAGTGACCGGAATCTCACTGGACGGCATTCTAAGATCGACACCTGGCTGGCCGGGACGGGTCAGTCTACGTGGCAGGCTTGGATCGATCTGACCTGGTCCGAGTGTCAGCGGTGGCTCATTCAAAAAGGCAACCGTGCCCACCTTATCGTCCAGTCTTCGGATTTGGTCGATTTGATGCGCGTTTGGACCATGAGGAATATCCTCATGGATATCCTCAGCAGCCAGAATGGCGAGCGCTTCCGGGATTTGTTCGAGGAATATAAGCGACAGCTATCGGAGCTCCAGTCGACGCTTTCATTCAGTTATGCCCACGATGACGATGTAGTCCCCGATGATCAACGCAGGGCGGCGACCCCGGTTGTTTTTCTTGGCACCTCGGGGATGTTGGACCGCTGGAATCGGGGCTTTGGTTGGAATCCTGACCCGTGGGATCCGTAATGCTGCCGATGCTCCCGGATGAGGTCCATCAAATCATCACGAATCGAATTGCGGCCCTCGTCCCTACCGACGGATACTCGAGCGATTCTGCGCTTGGGTATGCCCATTCAGCCCAGGATGCATGGCGGCAGGTGACCGAGCCACTCATCCCGGAGTCTGCGCCGTCGACGCTGGCTCACTTGGCGTTCTTCGTCGATGATCGCACGTGGGACAATACTGACGGGATGCTGGCTTCCGATGAGTTGCTGATTTCGAATCTCGTCACGGTGCGCTGGCTCTACCAAATGCGACCCCACGACATGGTCCGCGATTGGCGAGCCTCGGGCCGGGCGGCGGCGCACCTACTGGCGTGGCTGCGTGCGGATGGATGGTCGGCCGAGATCAACATCCACCCCGAGGTAGGTCAGCTCCTGCTCCGGACTCCCGCAGGTGGAGGGGAGTGGTTGGCGTGTGAGCTGCGACTGCGCGTGTATTATGCTTTGTCGTCTTACGTCCCCGCATAAGGAGGCCCCACCATGGCCGTCGTAACCAGTAAGCTCGTCGCCTCGATCATCGGCTCGGATGCCTCCGGAACGCCGGTAAATTACACCTTTGGGCCATTCCCCGGGAATATGGACCTGAGCCTCGAGGGCCTGCAGGCTGGCCAGGTGGAGGGGATTGCGGTGCTGTCGAACGGCACTTTTTTGGAGATGGTCGAGGGCGACGACGTCCCGGTGACCTTTTCGATTACTTTGCTGCATGACGGAAAGCTGATCGATAATTCGACCGGAAAGCCGCTGAATATGGCGCTCAAGCTCGGAACCTACGCCAGCGGAACCACCAAAGACCCGGGTGGGCTGGTGTGGTCCGTGGATGTCGTCGTCACGATGACCCGGTCTGGTGTATCGTCTACGATCACCCTGCGTAATTGCCGGCTGACTGCTTCTTTCGCCACCGCGAAGGAGGGCAACACCATCAGCCTGTCGGGCACGGCCTACGGCACCGGAACCCTTCGTCCTGTGACGATCGCCTGATTCGATTAGAGTAAAAGATTTTACATTGGAGAAGCGCATGGAATCCATCACCGTCGGACGCCGGGTAATCCCCATCGTCCCCCCCGATAGACTCGACATCGTCGCCTTGCTCGAGGCGTTCATCGCGGCCCGATCCAAGCCTGCAGCGCTTGTCCGCCTGCGACTGGCAGCTATCGGGCTCGGGTGGTGGGCGGCAGTGGACTCCATGCCTGACCGGACCCCGGCGGACAAGGCCGAGCGAGCTGGGGCGCGACCTCCGTTTGCCCGTCTCGAGGAGGTTGACTGCGACCTGTTGATTCTCGGGCGTCGGGTGGGGCAGGCCCTCGGGGATGACGCGGTCGAGGCCCGGGTCGAGGGTGACAGGCTGGCAGCGGATTGGTTCCGCCTGGTCCTCCCGTCGGATGCAGCTCGGGAGAATGCCCGGGGAAACTCCGAGGGGAGGGCGGTCGCTGGTGGCGCTACCTCCTCCGACTCGGGAGCCAGCATTATCGCGACCCCTTCGCCTGCTTTGGGCTAGACCCCCGGAGGCTGGCCATGCTCGTTGAATGGGATCAAATCGAGCGCGAAGAAGAACAGCGCACGGATACCCCATCCGATAGCGTGGCCCCTGCCCCCGATGCAGAGCCCGGCGAGCGATTCGCTTGGCTCATGGGGGGATGATGGTCAGCGATCGATTCTGGCGGATTCAATCTGACTTCTGGAACTCGCATCCCCGAGCACAGAAGAAGGCGGAAAAGCTATATATCCGCGACAAGCCAGGCCAGCGGGTGTGGGCTTACCTGAATGATGGTTCGCAGTGGGTGGCCAAACCGCGAAAGAATCCGGAAGGGATGTACTTTTCGGTAGTCCGCCTTGATCCGAAGCTGCAATCAGACATGCTTCGATTGATCACCGACCTTGCCCCGATGCTCACGGATGCGTTTGATCGGCATTTCGGGCAGCTTGTGATCGATGCGTTCTTCGCGTGGCCGGAAAAAACAGGCCTGTCTAAATCTATGCTCGAACTGCGTTACTTCACGACCAATAATGCAGAGCGGTTCCACGGGGCCATCGTCCCCCGGGCTCCTTATTCGATCTATATCAAAGGCCGTCCGTTCTATCGGTTGCTGGAATCACAAGCGATTCCAACCGCCACGAAAATCGCCGATGCGGTAAAGCTGGGGTTCCGTCGCCATGAGTAGCTACACCCTCGAGATCATCGGAAGCATCGCTCAAGCGCAAAAAGAATTCGCCAAGATTCCTGGCTTTACCGAGTCAGCAGCGGCAAAAGCTGCGATGGCATGGGCAAAGAATCAGGAGAAGATGCGTCGAGAGGCAGAGAAGACGGCAAATAAGATTGCGAAGGAGATGGATGGAGCGTCGCAAGATGCAGGTAAGAGCCTCGACGCGTTGAAAACCATTGGCGAGAAATCGATCGGTGGAATCGTCGGGGACCTGGCTGATATGGCTGGCGCGTTGGGCGCGCTTGGGCCGGCGGGGATGCTGGCGGTCGGTGGCCTGCTGGCGATCGGTGGCGCTGCAGTCGGTATCGCGGCGACCGTGACTGCGGTCATCGAGCTCGAGCGGGCGGCGCTTGATTACGTGGCGGCTCTCGAGGAGGTCGACGCTATCGACCTCGTCACCGACGCGCAAAAGCAGCAGGTCGTCGAGGCTAATGCGGCGCTCGATGCACTCGGGATGGTGGCGAAATCGCTTGCGGTCGTGCTCGCTGCCGAGCTGGGGCCGGCTATTGCGGACACTGCTATCTTCTTGGCTGACATCGGATTGCAATTCCTCGATGTTGCGAATGCAGTGTTCAGGACTCATTCGCTGCTCGAATCGTTAGCTATTGCATTCGTCGACACTTTCGCCCGGTCGCTGATTCAGCCGATCGAAATGATGATGAGGTTCCACCAAGCCTTGGCTCTAGTTGAGCAGTCGCTAGGGGTGACGGACGGGGTAAACAGTAAGATTTACGCAAGCTATGAGCGCTTGGTCGGCGGCATCGGACGGACGGTAACCGGATTCGATGGGCTAAAGGATTCCGCGACCGAAACGAATGGTGAAATGAGCCGAGGGGAGCGGCTGGCGGCAGAACTGGCGAGCAAGCTGTCAGCGTCCAGCGCGGCGACCCACGGAGCGGCCAGCGCGCATCGGCAGGCGGCGGACGGGGCACGGCAACACGCAGCGGCAACCGCGTCCCTCCTCGGGATTATTGCGGAGTCGGGGGCGGATCAGCTTACTGATTTCCAGCGAGAGACCGCCGAAATCGAATCAGCCTACCAGCGTCGGGTGGATGCCGCTACCGAGGCCTACAACAAATCCGCGCAAGCCGCACAGGACTTCGCCCTGCTCGAGCAGGCTCTCTCCGAGGCGGCAGCCCGACGGGACCGGGACCGGACGGACGCGGAGCTAGCCGACCTCGAACGGCGCACGCAGGCCGAGCTATCGGCGCTGGCAGTGGTCGAACAGGCCAAGGCCGATGAGCGAGCCAGAGAACAAGCGGCCCTCGATGAGGCTGCGACGAGGCAGGCCGAGCGCGATGCGTCGACCGCTGCGGCTATGGAGGCGCTGCAAGCGAGGTTCACTCAGCTGTTGTTCGACAGGATTTCCATGGTGCATGACACCATGGCAGAAGAAAGACAAGCGAATATTGCCGCGCTCGAGGAGCGTTTGGCCAACGATGAGCACCTGACCGCCGCAAAGCGACAGGAGCTGCAGACCCGCCTGGACAGCGAGCGCAACGCGCTCACCGCGACGGCAAGAGCACAACGGGCCGTGACTGCGTTTCAGATTCTGCTGCAGGGCGCACTGGCGATGATTCAAGCCGTGGCTGTAGCTCCTCCACCGTTCAACGCGGCTACGATCGCGGCGCAAGCTGCATTGGTGGCGCTCAATACTGCTGCGGCATTAGCTGCGCCCTTGCCGAAATTCCATTCGGGGTCAGGTCGCATGGCCCCGGACGAGACGCCAGCGATTATCCGTAGGGGTGAGGCGGTTCTTTCGGAACGAGCGGTGCAGGAGCTAAATCGGGGCAATATGGGCGTTTTGAATCAGCCGCAGGTTCAACAGGTCTATTGGAATGGTCGGCTGATGTCCGAGGTAATGGGGATGGCGTTCGCGACTCCGGGGCCTGCACGACGATTCGTCGAAGCTCGCATGCCGACTGGACGCGGATATAGAGGCTAACCGGCGCGGCCCGTGGCTATCGTGGCTGTGCGCTTCGGTTATAGATATTCACGGGTCGCGCCTTGGAGGGGGGGAGCATGGCAAATCGAATCATCCCAGCGAACGGGCGTGCGGCCCTCGTTGGATTCGCGCTGCCGGATACGAGGCTGACGCTCGATGAGCTCCAGGCCGGCTCGAGCTACACCCAGTCAGGCCCCCACCCCGGGTCCGATGTCCCGAGCAGCTCGACGTCGCAGTGGAGCCTAGTGGTCAGCGGCGAGCAGTCCTCGACGCTCTATGTCCGAGCCGCTAACAGTGGACTTCCAGAACCGGGTGGGGCCGAAGGTATCTACAGCGACGGGTCGGCGGCCTCGACCTATCGCGGATGGAGCCCGTCCAACTTCCTCTGTAATTGGAGCGCGGCCGAATATTCCCCGGTTGGGACGCTGGTTTATGCTCGAGGCACCCCGAGTGTAGCCGTCATCCCCAGCAGCCAAAAGGTCGCGGTCGCATACAACAGCGATACGACGTTGTATTTCCGGCTGTACGACCCGTTCACGAATACCTACGGGGCGAGGAAGACGATCTCGACTGCGCTCTCCTCTGGCAGCCTGACGGCAATCTGTTGTCTCCCCAGGTCCGAGCGGCTGTTGATCGTGGTGGCGGGGCCTAATGACCTCATCGGAGTCGCATGGTACAGCGACGACGACGGCTCGACTTGGACGCAGTATTCAGCGGCTGTATTCAATTCTGGCGACATTCTTACCGGAGGGAATTGGGTAAAATGTCGGATGTATGCGGTCGGTGACGATATCGTGTGGATGATGTATGCCGACAATAATCGGTTCTATATCTTTTCATCGGCGTCCCTCGGGAGCAATTGGACGCGGGTGGCATACAAGACCGGCGTGTATCGCTCGGATGGAGCTCCTCTGCCTGACGGCCGGATGCTGTACATCCAGCAGTCTACCTCGACGGGCAGTCCAAAGGCAGTCATCGTCCCGAGTGTTTGGGATTCTCCGGATTTCACCAATGCAACGAATATCGGGAGCCCTACTCTACAGCCGGTCGAAATGGCGTGCGTGGTAGAGCCCTCGGGCCAACTCGTCCTGTATGCTCGGGAGGGTGGGTATTGGTACGTCTGGCGCTCGGATGACGGCAACGAAACGTGGTCGAAGTCGGAAATGGGGGCGTGGACGTCGGGTAACGCGGTGACCACGACGTACCCCACCGATATCGCGTTGGTCTTGGGTGCAGGGGCAACATGGCTGGCGCATCGGTGGAATGCAGCGGTAGGGGACGAGGGCACGGCGTCCGTTGCGCTGGCGCAGTTTGGTGGATGGTCGAACCTTATCAGCGGATACCCGAAGTATACCACCCGGCAATATGATGTCGGGGATGGGGAGCGGCTAGGATTCGGAATTACGGGGCTGGTGGGTTCTAGCGGTGGCGCGAATATTGTTTACACCCACACATGGGCTCCGTTCGATATCCCGAGCGATAACACCACACAATGGTCAGCGACCGGGACGGGGACGGCGGCTCTTTCGAATGATTCGCTCGACATCTCCACCACCAGCCAAACTAAATACTATTCGAACGCTCCTACCTATGCGACGTCCGCAAATGGGAAAATGGTGCTTCTGGCTGACGTCCAAGTGGTATCCGGCGGTGCAGTGGCGACGAATGATATTGCCATCCGAATCAAGATGTCGACCGGGTCCACCGGGGTTGATTTCGCGATTCGATTCAAGACAGATACTATCCGAGTCCGCGATATCAATGGCGCGACCAATTACGATGTATCGGTAGACTGTACTTCCCGGGTGCAGGTATTCGCAGGCGTCCAGCCTGACGGGACGGTCGATGTGGCCTATCGACGCCCATATGAAACGAAATGGACCAAGATTGTTGGCGCTAACTTCACCCTCGACGCGTCAATCACGACGAATAGTCTGCAGTGGGGACACCTGGCATCGGGCACAGCGAATAGCCGTTGGCGGCTGCTTTGTGTCGCGCAAGACCTCCCGCAGTCAGCCTACCGATTCGCGGATTCTGTCACGACGTCCCTTCGCTCGCTCTACGGGCGGATCCTGACTGCTCGGCCTGTCCCGCTCGGGGATACGGCGACGGCTGGGGCTACGTTCCTTTCGGCGATCAGCGGCCCGGCCGTGTATAACGAATTGCATACCATCGATCCGGTTTACGATTATGGGGCGGAACGTATCTTCTGGGATATTTCGCCGTCTTTGGCCGAGGAGTGGCGGTCGACGGGGACCACGGAGGCGATCTTTGAATGGGCCCCATCCGAGGTCAGTAAGACCACGGACACGCAACTCGGGTCGCGGTCGTTGGTTGTTGGCTTCTTTGGCTCAAATTTTCAGACTGCTTACTTGGAGGCGGATGCAGGCTCGGGCTATGTCACGCTCGGGACGTACAACGGCGGAACGGGCTTTGACACTGGACTTACTGCGATCGTGGCTGGCGATCAGGTGACTCCGAACACGTCCACCACAGCGGACGGGGGGCGCTATCTGCAGCGGTCGGAGATGGTCGGCGCGGTGGCGGTGGTCAACGGGACATACTGCTATATCACCCGTCAGGAGGAGGGCGGCTGGACGCAGAGTGATACCCGGCGGGCTCGGCTGACCGTCGACCGGGCGGTGACGAGCGGTGCGGTTACGCTCATCGCTCGAAATGGGTTGTTGATCGTCCATAATGTCACGACCGCATACCGAAAGTATCGAATCCGCATCCCCTCACAGTCGACTCCGGATGGATTCTTTCGGCTTGCCGCGCTCGTCGTCGGAGGGCTCGTCGTCCCCGGGCTGCCGTGGGATTGGGGATGGAGCGAGCAGCTCGAGAGCAACACCACGGACGAGGTCAGTCGCCGGGGTACGTTGCGCAGAAAGCAAGAAGGCCCACCGAGGAAGGCCCTGACCTTTAGCTGGTCGACGTCCGGGGCTCCGTTGTATCGGCTGCGAGCTGGGGTGAATCTCGACTATCTATCGCCTCATTCCTCGATCGGGGCGACGGGAGCGGTCGCGACACACAAGGACGTTCCTTGGCTTATGTCGGGGCTTATGCGTGACTGCGACTCCGGCGAAATCCCGGTAATCGCGCTCAAGGTCGTCCCGGATGTGGCGAGCTCGGCGTCAGTCACCGACCCCACCCACTGGGTCTACGGTCGCTTGGATGGGTCTGTGCAGCAGGCCCAGGTGAGCGGAAAGACAGGTCAATCCGAGTATGTCCGGGTCGAGTCAATGACCGTCCGGGAGATCGTCTAATGCCTCCTCGCATTCAGGTCCGAGCGGGACGGCCAGAGTATCTCCTCGAGCTGCGGCTCGCCGGAACGCCATATCGGTTTGGCTCGATCCCCCTCCGAGTCCCTCGGGCCGATGGGACGACGACGACTTGGCAAGAGGGGCTGATCGCGGTCGAGGGCCTTCCCCGGTCGGCGGACTCTGCTGCGGTGACCATCGCCAGCGGGTCGGTGGACTGGGCGCGACTGGCCTCGAGGGGGCAGGACCTGGGCTCGGCTCGGGCCACGCTGTATCGGTGGTGGGCCGGGCAGGTGCTCGAGCAGGCCGAGGTGGTGCTAGAGGGTGGGGTCGATGCGCCAGAGTATGGCGACATCAACGAGCCTTTCACGCTCTCGATCACGGTCGAAGCGTGGCGAGATCGCGCCCTCATCCCCAGTGCGACGATGCGGTGTGACTCCTCGACCTGGCCCGTGGATACTGCGGCGGTCCTCGACGAGCCTGCACGCGGAGCACCCTACCCCATCCCCATCGGTCGGCCCGGGGCTGCGGCTTGGGATGCGGCGGATAATCTAGTCGAGGCTGGGGCGGTGATCGCGGCATCCCCGGCCTACCTCGTGGAGTATCACGACTCAGGGATTGCGCGCGACTTGTCAAAGCTGCTCATCGCGGGATGTCCGATACAGGCTAGTACCGTGTGGGTGATCGATGCATCGGATGGGCTCACCGAGGCGCGCACCGTCCAATATGCGTCCGACCTCCGAGGCCGGCGGGTGGCCTATGTCGATTTCGCCTCGGCGACCACATTGCGCGCCGTCGAGGGGCACGAATACGCGGTGGCATTTCCCCCGGGCCATGGGGGTATCTGGGATGTTGAGACCCAGAGCTACGCGCGTGGGGCTGGCTCCGTGCTCGTCGCGCTGTATGGGCCTCTCCTCGGTCGGCTCGAGCCGGGCTCATCGGTCGGCGTCCCCATCGACCTCGGGCGGATGGCGGCGCAGCGAGCATACCTTGACCGATTCGCGATCGATGGCGTTATTCGCGACACAACTTCGGTGCATGAATGGGTCGAGCGCGAACTAGCCCCCATCCTGCCGATAAGCTGGGTCCGTGGCCATGCCGGCTGGTATTGGCTCGCTTGGCGGTGGGATGCAGCCCCGGAGGATGCCGTAGCCCTGCTCGACGTCGGGACCGGGAGGGTCAAGCGGCTGTCGCGGATTCGTGCGGTTCCAACCGAGGATATCTATAGCCAGTTCAGGCTGGAGTACGGATGCGGCGCGGATGGAGCTCCGCTTCGTCGGCGGATTTTGGCGGCGGAAGCGGACCCGAATGATACCCGGGTGCGGGCTAACTGGCGTTGCTGGCAGGCTAGAGCGCGACAGCAGGCGAGGGATGCTGGCGGCGGGAGCGAGTGGGCGCAGACGAGCCAGGTGATACAGGATGACGCGACGGCTGATCGGGTGATCGAGTGGTTAGCGGCTCGACATGCCACCCCCCCGGTCGAGGCGACCTACGAGGGAGGCCCCGAGCTCGAGGCGCTTCAGCTCGGGGATGTGGTTCTCGTCACTGACCCGGATATGTATTTCTCTCGCCGGATCGCCCTCGTCCGAGACATCGTCCCCGGCGAGGTCGTTCGCGTAGACCTCTGGCTGCTCCAAGCGCGATAGGAGTCTGTATGGCCCGCACCCCCTACCCCGCTCGACAGGCAGCCGGCCCCGCTGGGGGCATCCTCGGAGGCCATTTCCCGACGCCAGGCTATGGGCTTGGCATCGGGGGGATGCGGATTCATGACGATTTTATCGGCCCTATCGCAAAGGCTGACTGCGCGACCGAACTGCAGTGGGATGTAATCGATCTAGGTTCGGGCATTGATTTGGCGGGAGTGTTGGATGGCGCGACGGAAATAGGAATCCTCAGGGCCTATACCAACAGCTCATCGAGCGCTGGAGGTAACGTCAGGCTGAAAGATACCCGATTTGTTGGCGGGCTTCCGGTTGGAATCGAATACGCCACCAAGGTGCGAGCGACGACCGCCCCAAGTAGCCTGTCTGTCACCGCTTGGTCTGGATTTATTTCCGATCCGATGAGTCAGCCCGATGTCGCCACGAATGTTTCATTTGTCGGCATCCGTGCCATATCTACGGGCGCTTCGGTCAATTGGTTTGGTGTGGTTAAGGATGGCGCGACCGCAGCGAATGAAAGCACCGTCGACCTCGGACATGTTTTCGATAACACTTGGCATATCTTCGGCGCTCGACGCACATCGACCGGGATTCAGTTTTTCAGCGTCGATGCGAGCAAAATCAATCGGTATGGCTACCTAATCGACGACATCGGGGCAGAGATTATCACGAACATCCCGACTGCAGATTTGCAGCCCGTGTGTATCGGGCTGCATAATGGCGCGTCGGGCAGTCATAGCGTGGAAATCGACTTTTTTACCGTCGCAGGGACTATAGCCAGGTCCTAGCAGATTCGTGCACATGTGATATCATGTGGCAGGAGGGACTATGGCCGTCACCCTTGCCACGCTCGGCACCGCAAAGCGAATCACGCTGTCCGCCACCCCGAATGTCGCGACAGAAGTCAATATGCCTGCATTCGCGAACGTGGTGGAGGTGCAATTCATCACCAATGACGGCAAGGTGGCCGAATCCGGGACCGATAATGCGGCCATCGGAAGCGACTTTACCACCCTCCAATCCGACACCCTATACCGAATCGAACTGCTCCCCAAGGCCGGTGTGACGACCGCACAGAAACGCTATCTAGCGAGCGCCACGGGGTCGACTGTCGTCGAAGTCCGAGCGCTCCGGAGCGCACTTCTAGGCGCTGGGGTCTCGACCGGCGGCGGCGGGGGTGGTGGCGTAACCGATTTGCAGACGGCTTACGATAATGGAGCCACGATTACCACCGCAGGGTCGACAGCCATTGCTCTGACCCTGACGAGCGGGGGGCTTACGGTCGCTGGGTCGGGTGCGGTCGACCTCGGGTTTACCGGCACGGATGTCGGTTCCTTCAAGGTAGGCTCGGGCGCGGTCGATATTCAGTCGACGTCCACTGTGGATATTGATTCATCGGGCGGTGAGATTCGAATCGGAAACGATGCGAATGCATACAATATCAAGGTGGGAACCGGAGCAGCGGCGAGGGATATCACGGTCGGGAATCTCACCGGGGCAACGACCGTCACCCTCCGAGCCGCGAATAGTATTTCACTGAATACGAATGGGGGAATCGACATCGGGGCAGCGGACGGGTCGACGGCCATCAATATCGGCACCTCGGGGTCATCGACTCGAGCTGTGGCGGTGGGGTCGACGGTCAGCGCGTCGAGCCTGACGCTTTCGGCGGGGACTGGCGCGCTGGCGATAAGCGGTGGTGGTGACGTAACGATCAGCGACGGCAACCGAGCCGGGTCGACCTGGGGCGCGCCGATCAAACTGTCAGCGGCGTCGAGTGAATGGAGCACCCTCGAAACGAATAACGGAAGCGAAGTAAGCCTTATCAAGGCGATCAATAACGCTCACACGGCCGCGACGATCGCTCAGGTGGTGTATGCCGAGACGACCACGGCCACGACCCCCAGCCCGTTGACCACGTACACTGCGTTGACGGGGCTTTCCGCTTCAATCACGCCAAAGAGCGCTAGCAACACCGTGCTGGTCACTGTCAGCGTCCCCGTGACGATCACTCGAGCCACGGCAGGCAACGGCTGCGGATTGCGAGTCAAGCGAGGGTCGACGGTGGTGTGGGAATCGACGGATGACGCCAGCGGCGCTTATGTGCCTTTCGTTTCTGCTGGCGGATCAACGAGCATGGTCCTGAACACGGTAATCTCCGCAACCTTCCGCGATTCGCCGGCTACGACCTCGTCCACAACGTATAGCGTCGAGGGCCGGGTGAGGGCGTCTACCTCGACCGGGACCTGCACATTCATCTTTGCCGGGTCGACGGTCACAACGCCCGGAACCATCCTCCTGCAAGAGGTGCGCTAATGCGGCCGACGATTACTGACGCGATTCGCAGCTTGGCCCCGGATGCCGCGTTCTCGGTGGATGCTGGCGCTATCGTCGCATGGGAGTCCAGCGTCCCCCAGCCCAACCAAACGGCGATCCAAGCGGAACTTGTCCGGCTTATCGCTGCGTATGACGCAGACGAATGGAAACGAAACCGGCAGGAAGAATATCCGGGTCTAGATCAGCTCATCGTCGCTCTCTGGGAGCAGACGGTCGAGGGCAGGCCAGCGAGCGCGGCCGAGGTCCAAACGATTCGTGAGGCGATCAAGGCTAAATATCCGAAGCCGGGGGCCTGATGTTCCCGCGCCGTGCCCTGCTCCGTGGCGTCGACCCCTCCATCCCGAGCAGCTACGGGCGCGACGGGTCGACCTCCCCTACCCTCCTCGAGGAGGCCCTTCGACCGCTGGCGACTCTGGCCGGTGGGATGCTGGTCGACGCGGCGGCCTCAGCGCTTGTACATCTCGTCCGCCAGGTGCGACAGGTGGGCGGGTCGCTACGCGTGACCGATGCCTACAGGTCGGTGGAGCAGCAGGCGACGGCCAGAGCGCGGTATGACCGCTGGCATCGAGCCGGGAGGCCGAAGCAAGGTGAGTCAGGGTGGGATGCGGGGATGAAGGCTGCATATGTGGCGCTTCCCGGCCGGTCTTTCCATAACGCGGGCCGCGCGATTGACGTGCATGTCGACGCGTTGCGGTTCCCCGGCGTGCCGCCATCCCAGCAACTCGACACCCTGTGGCGCATCGCCATCCCGTTAGGCTGGACTCCGGTCCTCCGAGCTCCGGTCGAGGGCGCGTCCGAGTCGTGGCATTTCGATTACTTGGGCGAATGGAAGCCGGTAGTCGAGCGAAGGGGGTACGAGGAGGCGGCTATCGCTGCGGTCCTCGACATCGGGCAGAACGAGGCGTTCCCGGCCTGTGGGACGACGAGGCACATTCAGGGACAGCTACACCGGGCTGGATACGATTGCGGCTCCATTGATGGCGTATTCGGCGCAAAGACTGAGGGGGCGCTCCATGCCAGCGGATACCGTGGGATCTACAGCGACACCGCTCGCATCGTCGAGCATTGTCACACCCTGGCCTCCTCGGACATCGTCAGATGGACCGCTTGATCCGCGACCTGGGGATCGTCGTGTTGTTCCTATTGTTGATCGCCTTCGTGGAGGCATTATGGCGGTAGCAGATTCGATCGACGGGATCCGCAGGGACGTCGCGCAATTGCAGGCGCAAGTTGGCCGGGTGGAGGAACGGCTGGCCGCTCATTCGGAGCTCTCCAACGAGCGAAACGAAAACCTGCAGGAACGTGTCGCGACCGCTCAACAGGCGATTATCCGTCAGGTCTCCGAAATGGAGGCTAGGATGCGAGAAGAATCGCAGGAGCGCACAAAGCGGCTGCAGATCGTCGCAGGTGTGATAACCGCCATCCTGACCGCAGCCTCCGGGGGGCTGTACGCGTCGACCCGAGCAGACGAGCCAGCGTCCCACCCCCCACCCGCAATATCTGCTCCTGTCGATTCGACGCCGGGGCCTCGACCGGATTAGATCATTTTGCCCACGTGGTGTGGGCAGGGGTCGACGTCCGGGCGGAGGCCGGCCCCTTCTATCGCGATTCCCCTCCGTGGTTTCCATTCCCACGGGGGGGATTTTGTTTTGGCAAAGAAAGGCATCCCTCCACCCCGATAGTACCGGGATAGAGTGGGCTTCGGCGGAATTGCCTGACCCTGGGGATGGAGGGGGCCTAACTATTCGTCCTCGAGGTCGGCTCGGCGTTCGAGGAGAATCCATCGGATGGCCTCCTCCGAAAGGCCGGACATTGAGGCCCATTCTCGAGAGCTGAAATCGTTGCCCATGGAGCAGATTACCGCTCCCCATCCGTCGCCCCAGTATCGTCGGATCCCCGAGAGCCAGCGGACGCGGGCTCGAGCGCTAGAAAGGGACTTCTTCATCGGCTTCTTTCTTTCCGTTTGGCGCGCGACATAGCTTGACGCTGTCCGCGCGCAGTTCGAGCGATTGACGCTTGACTCCGTCCTTTTCGTATTCGCGCTGTGACATTTCCCCTCTGACCACGACTTCACGACCCTTGACGAGATGGGGCTTTACTGCGTCCCAATGCGCACCCCAGGCGCTGACGGAAACCCATGTGGTCACGGCTTTGTCGCCATGACCCGAGGTGCATCCCACCGTGAATGAATGCACAGTCGACTTTCCGACATCTCGGGACGTTGCATCCCGGCCGATGAATCCGTGGATGGTTGAATGAATGCTCATTTGGCCTCCTTTAGCTTTTGCTTACGCTTTTCGTGCATCGCCAACATGGTTCGTGCACAGGTAAACTCCGTCTCACACATCCACAGGACGTCGAGCGGAATCCATTGTTCACGGTAAATCGGGGCATTCCGGCCCAAGTGTAGGACCATCGCCCCAGCTAGCTTGTCGTATCCGTTCTGCCTCCAAGCGATGGAATAGCCTCCGATTTGTGTATACGAATGCCGGTCAGCGGTGGGTAGCTGTCCTGATTCGTTGGTAGACTTCGTCTTTAGGTCGACGAGAATCAATTTCCCGTCGACCTCCACCACCAAATCAATCCGGCCACCGAACGCCATTTCACGCGGAACCCCTGCGATGACCCTGACCTCGGACGCTGGCAACCCGCCGGGGAGTCGATGGAGCAGAGGCTCCCGGTCCCACCGCCACTGGCACCACGCTTGCCACGCTGGAAGCAGCTCGTCGGGGACGAGGTCGACCGCGTCAGCGAATGAGCGCTCGATCAGCGAATGGATAGCAGTCCCGAGCCTAGCCGCCTCTTCGACGGCGGCCGATTTATAGCTGCTTTTCATTTGAGCCACGACCTCGGAAACCGAGGGGATCGGCTGCCCATCGAGGAAGTAGTCACCCGGAGGCATCGACCACCCCCGGGCCTAGGGCGTAATCGACCAGCTCCCCGTGATGCCCAGGGATGCCTGTGGTCCATAGCCCGATGAGGCGTTGGTCATCCAAGGCGGCTACCCCGAGCGGGGTCCAGCCGGTATGGTCGTCGATCCACCCGACGTCCAGGTGACTACCATCGGGGAGCGCCAGCATCCCACCCGCACGGCCGGTGATGCGGTCACCAGCATCCCAATACAAGAACACTCGATATCCGCCTTGGAATTTCAGGTTCCGTTTCATTTTTTCGTCCATTGATCGAATGCACCACGCTGCGTGGTGCCTTCCTCCAGGACCTGCCGCAGCGCCCGGAGCGCAGAGGGGTCGCGGTCCTTGATCGGGCTCTTACCGAGGCTGACCAGCCAAGCGTCGACCGCCTCTGGCTGCGCGTCCAGAGGATGGGGAGTCATCGCCACGACCGGAGCTGGGGACGCAGGCTCTCGGCGCTGCCCCGCTTCGCCGTCGTCGTCCTCCGCAGGGACGCCGAGGGCCGCCATCAGGCTGTACCTACGGAGATAGGTGCAGGTACTCCCGATGGCCTGCGGGCTAGCGTCCTTCGCTTGGGCGCGGATGGTGCCCCATGCCCATTCGCGCTCTCCGTACATGAGGATCGTGCGGACCGATACCGACGTCCCCTCCACCTCTACCGACTGCGTCCACCCGATGCCAGCCGCAGAGAGCGGCCCACGGATCGCCTCGACCACCGAGGCCAAACTCGCATACGACGAGCGGAAGTGGGGATTTTTGCTGTCTTTCGCTGCGCCGGACATGGCACCTTGGGCCGTCGCAAGAGCGGCGGCGAACGATGTGTCACTCATAGGCACTCCTCATCGCATGCCGGCCAAGAAGGCCAGCTCGTTTCTAGCTCGGATCCAACACGCGTCGGCAGAACGGACGCATTCTTCGCGGAGAGACGCGGATTCCGCGCCAGCCCCAAGGTACAGTTCGATCGCGGCCCGCAACTCGTTTTGCGCCTCTACAGATCTCTTCTCGAGGCTGCGCTGGTCATCCGCCCATGGCCCCAGCGCGCCAGAAGAGCGAGCAGTGTCTAGCAGCGCGTCCGCCTCCTCCTGGAGGCTAATTGCAAGGCCGTACATCATGTGGTAGGCCGGCGTAGGGTGCTTTTCTTTCCATAGCTGCTCACGTTCTTTCCAGTTCATGCGCGCTCCTTTGTGTTGTAAACTTTGTTTTTGTCGGATGGCGTCAGCTATACCGGATGCTCCGATACCTCTGACCGTTTTCGTCAATTTCTGCGGTCGACACCCGACGAACGAGCCCGCAGATGGTGCACTCCTCTGTGTAGACGATCCCCCCGTCTACGCCCCGCACAGGGGCATCATCCCACTGATGACGCGACTCGCTACAGTGTGGCTCGACGGGGTCGACCACGACCCTCATCTGCTCCATCTGCACGGTGTTGCGGTTCCTTCTGCGGTCCCACCGTCCCACCCAGATCCGCTCTACGTAGGTTGAGCGGCTCGGAATCGGCAAGTATGCTCGAGCCGCGTGGTGGGCGTCCTTGGCCTGCACCTGGCCCTGTCCGTTGTCCCCTTCGATAATCGCGTACCAAGGCATGAATGCGCCAAATCAGAAGGTTTGCAGGTGATGCAACACGGGCCCATACGCCGGAGCGTCTCCCCATTCAGACTCGATACTCACGCATTGCGAAATCAAGTCCTCGGCTTCGGCCCAGTCGTTGCGTTTGCAGGCCTCGATAGCCTGCGAACTGAGGACCCGTGCAGCTTGCACCGAAGTTTGCACAGCCACGCAATATTGGCACCCGTCCACATCGCCTTCACAGTAGTAGGCGTCAACCGAAGACGAGTCGCCCCGGAACTCATGCCGCCAATCGGCACCCACGAACATAGAGCGAGCGGTTTTAATCATTTTGATGATGCTCATGATTTCTCCAAGGCCATTTCTGTTGTTATGCAGGGGTCAAAGGTTGTTACGCAGGGGTCAAAGCCCACAACAGATACCACACCGACCCCGCGAAAATCAGCGCGACCATGTCAGCAAGCAGCTCACGCATCCGGACCTCCCATCGGCTCCATCCGCCGACCTCTCCACTGTAGCGTGGCCTATGCCTCACGGGTAGAGCCTGTGACATTTCGTGACAATCGCGGCCCGTGTCGAGGGGCTATACCTTGCAGGCATAGGCAGGGGGCAGCATGCATCGAGTCGGGGACGTCGTGCGATTGTATCGGGAGCAGCTAGGCTTATCGCAGGTCGAGCTAGCTCGCCGGGCCGGGGTGTCGTCGGTGACGATCCTTCGGATCGAGCGTGGGGAACGGGGTGTCAGTGTGGATTTGTTGGCTACATTGGCACAAATCCTCGGGATCGGGCCAAAGACGCTCGGTGGCGCTATCCTAGTGTGGGAGTCGCCTCCGGAGTCGGAGCGATGAGGCGGCTCGTCGGATGGGTAGGTGTAGTCGGGGTGGTGGTCGCACTCACCCTCGGCGTGCTGGCGGTGGCCTGGGATGCTGCGCTGACTCGGAGGGATGGCGATGTTTGACACCCTCCTCGCAAAGGTCGAGTTTGAATGCGTCATCCCAGGGCAGCCTAAGGCGTGGCAGCGTGCCCGGGATGCCGGGCCGGACGGGTACGTCAATCCGGCCAGTTATGCGCGTTGGCTGCGGCAAACGAGCCAACACATACGAGGCCAATGGAAGCAGGCTGGCAACACTCGGCGGTTGGAGGTTCCGCTCGAGGTCGAGCTGGCGTTCTTTCTCCACCGTCCGCAGCGTCGACCTGACGGCTACCCTCGGGAGCTCTGGGATATGCCACCCATCCCAGCGATCGGCCGGTCAGACGTCGATAACTACGTAGCGGCAGTGTTTGACGCGATAACCCGGGCTGGCATCTGGATCGACGATACCCGGGTCGCCGGGCTCCGAGCATCCAAAATCTGGATCCCGACGACTCAACCGGAGGGGACCACCATCCGGATCAGCTCACTCTCGACCATATTCTAGGTGTAACGCGATGTTACTTACTCATGATTCAACCTGCGGCCTTCACTGGGCGCGGGGATGCATGCAGCTCTATGACGGCGTAACAGGGCGTTACACTGACGTTTCACCCGGTGAGCAGGTCCCGGAGTGGGTCCGGAGGGCTGCCGGGCGTAACACGGAACGGGTACATAGCGTGAGTGTCCCTGTTACATGGGATGTTTCGTTGTTTCGGGGGCTGCGGGAGACTGCTCCAATGGCCAAGACTTGGGGCTGGCCGAAGGTCGTCGAGTTGTTGGGCCGGTATCGGAGGGTGTCAGCTAAAGCGGATCTCCCTCTGTGGTCGGCGGCAAGCTGGCCGGCAGGCGCGTCGACGTGTCGAGCTGCGGATGTAGAGGCCGTGGGGATGCTGGTGCTCGATTACGACGACGGCTCCATGACCCTCGAGGATGCTGCTCGGCGGTGGGGACGCTGGCAGTCACTGATCCACACATCGCCCAGCCACCGTCCAGAGGCCCCCCGGTTCCGGGTCGTCGTCCCCTTGGCCCGGCCCGTCCCGGCCTCGGACTGGCCTCGAGCGTGGCGTTGGGCGGCTCGATGGGGTGGCGCGGTGGATGGTGCCGCGAAGGATGTCGGCCGGCGATACTATCTGCCCGGTGGGGATGCACCCGAGGTCTGGCGGCTGCTGGTGCAAGGCGACCGGCGACCGTGGCTGCACCTCGACGTCGACCGCCTGCCGCCAGAGCCCACTACCCCTATCCGAGCCGTCATCCCGAGGCCTCCGTCGGGGCCGCTCCCCGAGGACGCAGCGAGGAGAGAGATAGCGGATCGTCTGAAGGCTGACCCCGACCTCCGAGCCAGTGCCGGCGTCCGGCTAGGAGGCCAAATCTCGAGCGGCAACGTCCGGGCCGTCCCCTGTCCCCAGTGCGGCGACCGGAGTGTATGGTGGCCTCTCGCACCAACCGGAACACCAAAAGCCCTCTGCAACCACCGCAATAGCTGCGGATGGTCCGGATGGATCGACACCCTCCTCACCTAGCTGGAGTCATCGTGACACGACTACTAGACCTCGCCACCGAGGCGGGGATCGAGGTCGCACCGTCCCCGGAATACCCGGTGGCTGCGACCCTCCCGGAAGCGATCCAAGCATGGATCGAAACTGAGCGATCCGTCTACCGCCGGTGGGCCTCTCAGGCCGAGTCGCCAGCATCCCGGACCCTCATGTCTGCAGCCATCGAGGCCGGGCACCGACGACCGGCTGACCTGGTCACTCTGGCAGCACACCGACCGTGCTACGGCTGGGCGCTGCGCTCGCCCGACGACCGGCGGCAGCTCGCCCGTGCGCTGTCACGGATGGCGGACGCATGTCTGGAGGCATGGCAGACGCAACAGGCCCGACTGCCGACCATCGACCGCGTCGTCATCTGGCAGAGTGACGAGACCGAGTATGAGATCCACGCCCGGGGATCGTCGTTCCGGCTGGCTGCATCTGACCTCATGAGCCCTAGCCGCTTTGCGGTCGCATACCTGCAGGCCTGCCAAATCGCCGCCGATATGCCGAAACCCGGGCAGTGGAGGGACATGGTCAACGCCATGTTGGCCACCGCAACGACCCACGACCTCCGAGAGGATGGGCAAGGAGCATGGTTTTTGGAGGTGGTCCGCACCTGCATCCGCCGGCTCCCGGTGCTCGACGAGCTTTCCGAGGAACTGTCACAGCGGGCATCGATCGGTGTCACAGAGGACGGTCAGGCCGTTATCTGCCTTCATCCCCTTGTCTCACGGGTGAAGGCCGTGTGCGAGACGTCCCAACCCCGCGTCTCTGCTGCACTTGTGACACTACTTGCGAAAAGAGGTGTCACACGTTTTCGCGATGGGCAACAGTGCCGAGTCTGGTTCCTACCGCCCGAACTCTCGCCACCAGTCCGTGAAAGCTCGGGCCTGTGACACTACTCTTCAATAATAGAGAGATTTTTGAAAAACAAAAATGTGTTTTCAAAAAGAGGTGTCACAGTGTCACAAAACTCGAATCTGCCCGTACGAAGCTACGCAAATCCTGTGACACTTCTTTTTTGAGAAGTGTCACAAAATGGTCCAAAACATCGCGAAACCATCGCATCGAGCAGCACTACACGGCTGTGACACACCTTTAGGACTTTATCCCAAGTAGTGTCACAGCTGTGGATTGGACCTCATGTGGTTTCGAACAAAACAGCCGACTTTCAGCGAACTAACCGACCGATTCCGATTTCCTGCAAATTTTCCCCTATATTAAGAGCAAAGCGCATGAACGTCATTATAGGCCCACCGGGCACCGGAAAGACCACGACGATCCTAACCATCATCGAGGAGGCGCTAGCCAAAGGCACTCCACCGGGGAGGATCGGGCTCGTCAGCTTCACTCGGGCCGCAGTGGGCGAAGCGATCGAGCGGGCGTCAAAGCGGTTTGGAATTGACCCGAAGGAATTCCGATATTTCCGCACTTTGCATTCTTTGGGTTTTGAACTTTCGGGCAGGGAGCGCAAGGTGGTGACGGAGGCCCAGGTCGCCCAGTGGCAGGCGGACGCGGGCTACGGGGGACAGGTCGAGGCCGACCTCGAGGGGTGGGAGGGGGCGCGCGCCGAAGGGGTGGCGGCGGTATGGGAGCTGTCTCGTTCGCTCCGATGTCATCCGCAGCGTGCCGTGGGACGCTGGCAGGGGGGCGAGGTCGACTGGCGAGCCGTCGAGAGGTACGGGGCACGGTATACGGCGTGGAAGCAGGAGATAGGGTGGATCGATTACACGGACATGCTTGAGGGCGCGCTGACCGTGGCACCGCCTGCCCTCGACCTCCTCGCCATCGATGAGGCACAGGACCTGTCACCGCTGCAGCAGGCCCTAGCAGCTCGGCTCCTCGGAGCGGCTCGGGAGGCCTATGTGGTCGGCGACGACGATCAGGCGATCCATGCATGGGCAGGAGCGGACGCTGGCTACCTGCAGCGGCTGGCAGAGGCCCACGGGTATCGCGTGCTGTCGCAGTCGTACCGGGTGCCTCGACTGGCCCACCGAGCGGCACAGTCGGTGATCGGCAGGGTCAGGCAGAGGGTGCCAAAGGCCTATAGCCCTCGGGACGAGCTCGGGGAGCTGACCTCGGCGGAATGGGGCCGGATGCTGGGATGCAGGCTCATGGCGGCGCTTTCGGACGGTGCCGCCTTGCTCTGCCGCACGCGACGTCAGCTCCACCAGGCCGGACGCTGGCTGCTCGAGGCCGGGATCCCGTTCCGGTCCGAGCGTGGTGGTGTGGACCCGCTCGGAGCTGAACGACAGCTCGAGGCTGCTGTAGCGGTCTGTCGAGTCCAACAGGGGATGCGGCTCCGGGCGGTCGACCTCCAGGCACTGGCCACCCACTGTCGAGCAGGTGCGACACCCGGCCTGCCTCGGGGGACGCTGGCTCGACTACGGCGGGTGGACGCTGATCCGAGTGACGGGGAGCTCGAGGCCCTCGGGGCCCGACCGCTGCTCGAGCGCATCGCACGGGAGGGGATGGAGGCGCTCGACACCGTCGACCCGGAGGCCAGGCGGTACTATCGTCGCGTCCTGCAGATCCGAGGCGGGATACCTCCGGTCCTGACCCTGACCACCTGTCACGCAAGCAAGGGCCGGGAATGGGCTCACGTGTTCATCGACGCGCAAATGACCCGGTATCAGGCCGATAGCATCGAGGAGGCCACGCCGTTAGGCGACGACGAGCACCGGGTAGCGTATGTCGCGGCGACTCGCACCAAATCGACACTCACGATTATCCAGCCGGAAGGCGCGAAACCGCGATACCATTATCCGATATTCCGCCGCCCGGCTTGACTCGCCTGTACCCGTAGGGTAGAGGCTAGGGGACAGTCATCGGGAGGCGTCGATGTGTGGGGGTGGATGGCCGGAAGATGAGTACGGTGCGGACGAAGGGGCATATGGGGTCATGATCCCCCAGCAGGCCATACCGTCAGGCATTGCT